GGGGGGCGATAATCCGAACTGCTAGCACTCGATAACTATCGAATAGCGAAACGTCGGGAGACCCGCCTTCTTCATTTGTGAAGATGGAGGAGGGTCGGTCCTAGTTAGGCTAATGGCTGAGGTGATTCATCCCCAACGATGATCCTCTTACATCTCCCAACAACCAAAAAACCTATGTCAATATTAAAACTTAAGTTAAACCTCGCGAGGATCGTAATTACGTTCCTCAACAAGGCATACTTAGGTGTTAAGACCGACAAAGGGCTAGTCGAGCAATGGACTAGGCTAATCCTAAAAAGGGTGGAAACACGTGGTCCCGTGGACACTGTGGGCTGGATCAAAGCGATCCGGCTTGCGTGTACGCGGTACATGTGTGGCCATCCTCTAAAGGAGTCGCCTGGATTTGGGGTTCAAGTGGACGAGGAAGGTTTACCGTCATCTACGGTATTCCCATTCGTTCACATGTTCCGTGATAAGACTCGATCCTCTCTACGGTACGCATTAACCCTTTTGGGGTTGGTACGGCTCATAGAAGGCTCGAAAGCGCCCGACTTAGACCCGATCACTTTACCTGCGGCTCCATATCCTTCCTGTTTGGAAGAGGAGCTAACAGCTATTGTGAAGGGACTTCGTTGGAAGCTGACCGTTCCCGAATGGGAGCGGCCTCATGTCACAACCAAATCTGGTCCGAATGCTCAAGCTTTGATTGGATCAATCGAGGACGCTTCCCTCCTTACGGACGCCCAAATTGTCAACTTGGGTATCTGTGGAGGAGAGAAGTTAGTTCAAACGATTGGAACCATCCGACAAGTCAGTCACCTTGCTTGGTGTGAGACACTTAAGATTGTACCGAAAGGTATTCTCTCTAGGTTATCTTACATCAAGGACAAGGAGGCCAAATGCCGAATCGTTGCTATCCTTGATTATTGGACACAGACGTGTTTCGAGCCTTTGCATAAAGCGCAGTTTGCGCTTTTGCGGAGCCTTAAACCCGACTGCACCTTTGATCAAGGTAGCTTCCGAACCAAACTAGCACGCCAAGGGCCGTACTATTCTTGTGATCTGAGTTCTGCGACGGACCGTCTCCCTGTATCCCTACAGAGAGCGATCTTAGCAGTTCTCGTTTCACCGGAATACGCGGCTGCGTGGTATGAGTTGCTGTGTACCCGTGAATATAAGTTACCTAAAGGCGCTGGCTCTGTAAAATACGGAGCCGGTCAACCAATGGGCGCTTATAGTTCATGGACTACATTCGCAATTTCACATCACGCGATCGTTCGGCTTGCTGCCAAACGCGCCGGCCTGTCCACCCAGTGGACGGGGTACGTCCTCCTAGGCGATGATATCGTTTTGACAAACGAACACGTCGCAAAGGAGTACATGGCGATTCTTGATGTGCTGGGGGTGAAAGTCTCTGAAACAAAAACTCACGTATCATCCGACACGTTTGAATTTGCTAAGAGATGGATTCATCATGGAGAGGAGGTCACCGGAGCCCCCCTCGGCTCCCTGTTCGAGGCTATCCGCTTTGTAAATAAGAAGGAATGGCAGAATCGAGTTCCGACGGAACTCATTCGTCACATTTCTTACTACGAAGTGGCAACCTGGTTCAGAGAAGTCGAGGCGCGATGGTTATCACGCACAAGCAGCTTGGTTTCCCGGGGCTTGTTAGCCGAGTTCTTCCTACTTTTAGGACGAGGTGGTCTATCAGACCGCCTGGCCGAAAAAGCGTGGAAGTTCTATTTACTACCTTCGCGAGAAGATAGTAGACTCCTTCGACGTATCAAGTGCGAGAAACTCGGCTCGATCGTCTTGGGAGGGATCTTGGGATGCTTCTCTTTTAAGAAAAGTTCCGAATTTATCGGAATTTACTTAAATGAGTGCAAAGCAAGAGTCCTAGAATCGGCTATCAAGCGCCAAGTAGGAGAACTGAGTAGATTCCAGTTGGAATTACAAAAGTTCGCCCACTTGGTGCCTGATGGGTTGGATGCCCAATCGTTACTGTTCTCCTTGCCTCCTTTTGGAGTCCTGATAAGAAATATATCAGAGCTTCAGCTGGAGTTCGATAAAGCGCATAAGGTCCGGGAAAGTGATAATCTGATGCATTGGTTGCATCTAGATGTTCAACTTTTCTTGGACCCGTTTGCGACGTTATCTACAAGGAGAAACAAGACCATCGCCTCCTCAAAGGCAACCATCCTAAATCATCTTACCGCCATGTGCCGGGGGATAGCTAAGATGCGTGCTCTTGCTGTCACAGAGATAGATCTACTTGATCTAGTCAATGTGATAAACAATCACAACGTCTTACCTACCTCCGGACGCCGAAGATCTCCAAAACGATCTAAGGACAAAGTTTTGATCAAACGAAAAGATCCGCGAGCCGCGGACCTAATCGAGAGGTCGATCTCTGTACGAAGAAAGTCGTAAAGATTAACGACACACATGGTTGTAAAAGGAATCCATTGAGTAACATCAGTGAGCGTTCTTATGGTAGCGCTTAATGCTGCCGATTATGGCGGATGGGGGTAGGGCTCGTCAAGAAGATATGTTCACCACACGCTGGGGTACTTGGAAGATCCCAGCGCCGGTTACAGTCGACTTGAAGAGGGTCCTGCCCGCTTAGAGGGGGCGCCACTCTTGGACAGTCGATCAATGACCAACTATCCTAGTTTCGGCGCATAAGGAGGTCGCAAAAGCGATTAACCCTATACGGCTTAACCTTAAGTGGTGGCCTCTCTTCTCAGAAATCCAGACCGAAAGGTCTGGGTCCCTAGCTACCTGGGTACAGGTCCGGTTTACCGGAGTGCCTGTATTTGGGATAGTAGGGGGGGTTTGAGAAGAAGTAACTCA